AGGGCCAGCGCAATCAGCACGAAATATATTCTACAGCGTTGCATTCTGCCGTTGCCCTCCAGTATTGCATGTCCGGCATCGGGCTAGGCATCGGGCCGTCGCTCCAGTAGCCAGCGTTGGCTGCCTCGCTGTGATACCAATACGCCTTGGCCGTCCCAGAAAGCTCATACCGCGTCCCCTTGAACCAATAAACCCCGCTGAACGACGAGCCCTCCGCATCTTCTTCTGGAAGCTCATCCTGAACTCCGGTAACATCCTGATCCCTGCGTCTATGCTCAATGTCTATGGCAGAGTAATCCTCTCCCTCTACGGTCTCTATATCTGCATCATCTTCCTCGTCTACTTCTTCAGCAGGTTCTGAGTCCGAAACAACAACGGCCTCGTCTTCTGTAGGGCTCTCTACGGATTCTACGTCCACTTCGTTATCAATCTCTTCGGGCTCTATCGGAAAATCCTCGTAGTCGGACTCTTCATCATCCATAGATGGCTCGTCGTCTTCTTCTGGAACAACTGCTCCCGGCGGGGCTGCTTCAGCATCATCAGGCTCAAACATCTCTGCATCGTCAACAACAACTTCTTCTGCATCTGGAGCATCTATATCATCAACCAGTATATCGTCTTCTTCGTCTGGAAGCTCGTCAGGCATCGAGAAGTATTCGTCTTCCATATCGTAGTCATCTACGCCCATGATCTCGTATGGAGCCTCATAGCCCTGATCTAGATAAGAACCATCGTCGTTCTCTGAGTCATCTCTGCGTTCTAGCAGTATTGAATCATCAACATCTGGTTCTGGCTCTTGGCGAGATGCGCTTGGACCTACCTCTTCAATAACAATGTTACTGATAGAAGGCTCTGGAATCGACAAGTCCTCCTCAGAATCCCCTCTCCAAGGAATGCTTAGGTCTTGCCCAGTTGACTGAAATCCAGAATCACTCATAACTCATATTTACTCTTGTTTGGAAATCTATGTTCTATCCAGTTCTTTAGTGCTGTTGAAAGCCCTGCATCGTTGTAATACATATAGGTTGCGTGTTCGGCTAACGAATTAACTATCTCTTCCTCTGCATGCCACTCAAGTATACCGACCCGATCTCCGTATCCATATCTAACATCTTGCTTATCTATTCCAACATAGTTGAAATAGGCCGTCTCATAACAAATCGCATCGCACATGTGAACTGAGTTTTCCCAAGCAGGACGATAACGCTCCATCATCTCTAAGAACTTGTCTCTGTTGAATATCTTTGGAGTATGAGACTCGCAGTTCCATCCGTATCCACCGGTAGCCTTCACCCAGTCAAATGTCTTCCAAAGCATCTTGATCCAGTTGTTGCCATCGCCATTTCCACGGTAAATCTTGTTCATGTCCTCAAGCACGAGTGGCTTTATGTCCTGCTGCTCAACCTCTTTGATAAACAAAAAATCATCACACATATAAACGAAGTCTTCTGAAAGTTCTCCGTTTTTAACTGCATAGACCAGCTTCTTGATAAGCAGTTCATTCTCTTTAGATGGGTCGTATTCCGGGAATATCCACTCTATGTGATTAACCATGCTAGGGTCTATATATCTTGGAAGGTGTCCGCAAATAACAACCTTATCAGTACCACTTAGGTTCTCACAAACACTTCTAAGTGAGTATTTCAACTCCTGATTCCAGTCGGATTTCCTTACGACGTATAATACATCCATCCCGTTCTCCCTTGTTTGTTGTTATTCAGGAAGCGACTCCAGAGTCGGATTCAAGTAATCAGAGGTCTGCCTATTGGCATGAACCTTGTATAGCTTAGCATAAGACGACCTGTAGATTTTTGCAACCCCAAATGTCACCTCTTGAACGCTGGCCTGAACTCCGCCACTTCCGTATGCCTCTATCATTGCGGCTTCATACGTTAGGTGGTGCTTTACAAACAGCCTCCAAGTAATTGTTGTGATCGTGATGTTTTTGCTGGTGCTTAGAGTATGTCTAACTCCTCCGGTATTAGTTGTATCTGCGTTTGTTACGCTTGTACTGCTTCCGCTTCTACTGGAGTTTACATTGCTAGTACCTGTCTGGCTGGAGCTCCTATAACTTCTCCCTGTCTCGCTTGAGATTCTTGTGCTATGACCAGTTGAACTTGAGACGCTATGATTGGTTCCAGAACGACTTGAGTTTCTATTACTTGTTCCGGTCTGGCTAGAGTTTCTATTTGATGTTCCAGTCTGGCTCGTGTTCCTGCTTGAGGTTCCCGACTCGGAAGATCTCCTAGCTCCGGTCCCCGACTGTACAGAACTTCTTGAGCCCTCTCCACTCTGCGTCGTAGTAGATGAACTCGACCCCATCCTACTTGACTTGCTAGACGTCTTTCCGGACTGACTCGATGTCCTTGATCCAGTGCCGGATGAACTGGCCGTCCTTGAGCTTGTTCCAGTCTGACTAGAAGATCTATGCGACATTCCATCGCTACTCTGCGACCGTCTGGAATTAGACGAAGACGTTCCACTATTTGATATAGTTGACGAGCCGGCTGACGACGACGTTGTACTTCTGGTACCAGAACTAGTAGATGCTCCTGTTCTTGATGTACTAGAAGTGCTTGACCCAGTTGTATTTCTTGTGGAACTTCTTGTTCCGTTTCCATAACTTGTGCTACTTCTTATTCCAGTACTTGCCCCAGTAGACGCAGACGTTCTACGGGCGTGAGTAGAGCCAGTCTCATGCGAATTGAAAGTTCCGGCTATTGATTCTGTCGATGTGCTTTTGCTTTTGGATGACTTAGTCGAAGAAGAAGAAGAAGAACCGCTTTTGCTAGAGTCTGGGACTTTACTCCTGAAGATGTTGTGCGACGTCGAGCTTCCTGAAGAGCTATAAGTTTTCGTTACGATTCTTACAGATTTTGGGTTGTCGCTTCTAGTGCTTGTGCCCTCAGTACTTGCGTCTGAGTGGGAGTCGCTAGAGCTGGTCCCAGTAGAACTTGAGGTTGTGGAAGATGCTCCTGTAGAATTGTCGGTGCTGCTTGAACTGCTCTCTCCAGTAGAAGAAGAGTTTGCGCTAGAAGTAGAATCGACGTCCGACGTTCCGGTACTTGAGCTTGTTGAAGCACCGTTTCTGCTATACGCAGAGTGCGAAAATCTAGTAGACTCCCCGCTTGAGCTGGAGTTCGAAGAAGACTCCCCGTTTGAGCTGGAGTTCGATATTGTGGTTCCGTTTGAACTTGCGTTTGAATTATTTGTTCCGCTGAAGCTGGACCTAGAGCTTGACGTTCCGGATGTAGAGGTGTTGGTCTGGGACGTTCCGGTTGAGGATGAGTCTGAGTTTGTGGTTCCGGTGCTGCTTGTGTCTGACGCGCTTGTCCCGCTTGAACTATACGCTGACGAAGACCTTCCCGATGCGCTAGACGTTGAGCTAGTTACTCCACTTGAACTTGATACAGACGAAGAGAGACCCGACGAGCTTGAGGACTCTGACGAATGTCCGGACGAGCTTGAGGTAGATATTGACGTTCCCGTCGTTGATGCTTGCGAAGAACCAGTTCCACTGGACTCAGAGTTTACCTCGCTGGTGCCGAAAGAGCTGGAGGTGCTGGCGCTGCGACTGGTGCTTCTTCCTGAGCTGTTTGTATGGGTGTGTCCAGTTCCGGATGAATAGGTCGTTGTGTCATACCCTGCGGATGCGCTAATCTTTATCTGGTCATAGTCCGTTACGAACTCGTAATCAACAACGGCCTGAGCGACCTCTACAAGATTTACCTCTCCATACCAAAGACCATCTATTTTCTGTTCATACCTTGTCTCGCTCTGTGTTACGTTCGCATCTACGATTTCAGGGAATGCTGCCTCAAGTATAGCCTTGCCAACGTCAATGGTAGGCTCTATCAGCGCTCCGTTTACTGAGTAGGTCCACTTGTTGCTTCCGTAGGCGTCTACAGACTTATACGTTCTGGAACGATCGTAGTTGCGGACTAAGGCCTGAATAACTCCGCCAAGTTTGCGGTCGTATTTTAGTTCTTTGGTGTAATACGTGCCGATAAGTTTTCTGAAATCAAGCGTTTCGTCCGTGTAGGAGAAATGGTTTTGTTTCAGATACGCAAGAGCTTCTTCCGAAAGCGACTCCGCAACAGAGAATAGAATGACAGCGTCAGCATCGTCACTATACCCGGATAGTTTGTGTTCTACGAATTTAGCGCGAGAAATGCTAAGCGTATCCAAGTCAAGTCTATCGTCAAAGCGATCAGCCATTTCATGCCCCTAACATGGGTTAATCAGATAGATCATAAGGAGAGGGTGCATTATCAGCGTAATACATAGACTGCGCTCTGTGCAGTTCCATAAAGTATTCAGCCCTCAAATCGCCCTTCTGCTCTACATTCCACTGAGGCCCATTATTGATATAGTACTTTAAGCCTCTATAAATCGCGCTGTAATACTTCTCGTCTATATCTATGTTTACTTCCATTGTTTCTGGAGCAACCATCTCAACAAATGCTTTGTTATCCAAATCATTCGAGATGCTTAATAGTGCCGAGAAAAAGGCATCACTAAAGGGTTGGGAGTCGGCCTGTGTGCCGAACTCCCTTCGAACCCTTTCATACAACTTATATGTATGAATCACAATTACATCCTATTTAGTAGTCCATACTGCGTCGCCAGCAGTAGAGTCCTGAATAGTAAAGTACAAGCCCGTGCTATACAGTACTATCGTTCCAGCATCGCCAACCGTTCCATCGGTTCCACTAATCAAGGTTCCAGAACCGCTAACAGTCAGATTCGTTCCATCTTCTATAGCAACTGGTGTCGCTAGAAGTGGCAACGCATTACCAATCGTACCATGATAGCCGGACGAGGAGGCAACCTTAATGACGCTTACACTTTCCTTTGTAATCGCAACATTAGCTGGCTTTACCGTCGTACTATAATACAGGGTAGGATTATTAGTACCACCAACGGTTACTGCTAGAAACAAGTTCGTCATAGCAACCGAGTTAGTGTGGCCTGCAGCCCCTACTGGAGCTGAGACTATTTTAATTTGATTCGCAGCGCTCAGCGTATTAGTCGTAAACGTATAGGTTTGGTCGTTAATCGTAACCGTCTCTCCACTTGCCAATGCAACGGCAGCAGCAGCAGTCACAGTACCTGTAGCAGATACAGAGCTTGCCGGAGCTGACGTAGATACCGGAATGATCAACGAGTCATCTATTAACAAGTCATCTATTTGTACGCTAGTAAACACTGTTGCATCAGTAGCGGCCATTGCCGTACCAATAATGCAAAGCATTCCAATGTATATCAAGTTTCGCATTTCATACTCCTTTAGTATTTTAATGGGCGGCTCCCGTGATCCGTGTGGTCGTGTTGCCGGTGAAGGGTTGCAGCAGGAACGAACCACGGGAGCCATTTATACCATTAGTTACGCCGTAACGAGACCACCACGCCATACCTTGCGAGGCGAGCCACAGCCAATACCAAAGATGAAACGAACGCGCTGACTCGTAACATCAGGATTGTCGCCAACCCAGGTTTTGAACTCAGGCTTTTTGCGCCAGTAGAAGCGCAATTCGTTCTTCTCCGACTTGGGATCGTCCATAATATAGAAGATACTCCGAGTCGTCAGGTAGTCGTAGACTTCCCATTTGAAGCGATTATACATAGTGTTGTATGTATTGTTCGCATTCAACGGATTCTTATCCGACTTCATAATCTCTTCAACCGTTTTCTCGTCATTCTTGTGAATGAGGAGCTTAACGATATTCCGAGGATATGGGAACCCGTTCTCATCAGTCGTATTACGAGCGTTGAGTTGAGCAGTAGCCAAGGAGGTCGGCGTAATCGCAGAGGTAGATTCCTCATTCGACCACGTTCCGGCTTCTGGATTAGCGTTAGGACGATCTGAATCAATCAGATACATTCCATCATCAGCCAGCAATGGCGCAGACGTAGGTGCAATTGAACGATTGAATACATCGGCAACTGCATATTCCTGCGTCATAAGCGCGTTCTCGGCCAGATCAGACTGCATTCCGCGAATAACGCCAACATCGTCCGTTTCCTCAAGCTCGCGTTCGATCTTGATACCCTGACGGTACGGATAGGTAACAACTTCAAACCCAAAGCCATCGGCACGGGTCACAAAGTCCATATCATCCGTATCACGGTTCTGCCCCACAACTCCGCCAATCGTGCGGAAGGTCTGGAACTTAGCCGTAGGTTGTTTCACAGTCCCTTCGGACATATAAAGCATACCTTGTTTCGGTTTGTCCGTGAAGTCACGTTTCCATACCATGTCCAGTCCGCGAGCCAAAGACTCAACGAACAGTTCACGAGTATGGGTATCTGCTCCACTATATTGAATAGCGCTCTTGGCGCTTGCCGTCATAGAAAAATCAGCCATCTTAATCTCCCTTTATTATGCAACGATAGTCGGAAGAACTTTCACAAGTACCTTCGCGTATTCTTTCGTCGTGGTGTTGGTAAACGGTTTGTAATTAGACGAAACTTCAACCACCCGGAATACAGGAGTCGTAGTATCATCCACATCCAGCGCCACAAGGCCGGATCCTTCGTAACTGGCATTCTGCAACTGATATCCAGCGTAGGACGTTCCAGCAGTAACAGCCGCCGTTGCCGGACTGGTCGTGCTAGATGCACAAAGCTGCATTTCCAGAACCGTATCAGACAGGATTTCCTGAACTGCTACGAAGTCTGTGCCAGCAACAATATGATCCTCAAGAGCTACGAACAACTGCACCGCAGTACCCGTATCGTCGGTATCAATCTCTGCCGCACCGCTTTTAGTATCCACCACCGGGGTCAACAGCCCGGAAGCGAACTTCAACAACGTGCCTTTAAGCCACAACGTCGTTGCGTGTGATTTATATACATCACTCGTGATAGGCCCACCATTGCGAACAATGCGCGGGTTAATAGTAAATGCAATAGACGCCATTTCGTCTCCTTATTTTTTGCCAATGGCTGATTTCTTGGATGCTACTTGAGTCAGTTTTCCTTCTCTGTCAGCCCGGTCTAGTTTATGTTTAACCATGTTATAACTAATATCGTCTTCCCGCTTGCGCTCTTGATCGCGTTTAGCCTTTGGTTTACGAACCAATGGATCGCCGCCATGATGAACGCACTCGCCTTTGCCATCTGTAACCTTTTGCCACCCCAACTGCTCCAACTCACCATTGGTGATGTTAGGGCGCTGATAGGCATAAGAGTAATCTGGATTCGCAGTTTGATGCGCATCCTCGATTGCCCTACGTTGATCCAGCATGGTAATATCGACGGACACACTTGGCGCTGGTTTTCGTTCTACTTCTGTAATGTTTGCCATTGAAATATCTCCTTTTTCTGTTTGAGCTAGTCTCTATTGAAACCAAGTTCTTTGGGGTATAGCTTTTGCATCATTGCTTCCATCTCTCGGTCTACACTGGCCTTGCCTTTCGAGGCAACCCGTTTTCCTCCGATACTTGGCAGCATGGGTGCGCCATCATCATCTCGGCCACGCTGTTTTGCCAATAACTTAGCAATCGCTAGGTCCGGGACATCCGCCATATCTGGGTCATCTTCTTTAATCCGCTGAATGTCTTCTCTGTGCGTCTCGACGAGTTCACGCGCTTGTATTGTTCGTGGTGATATAGTGTTGATCTTCTCATCAAACGCAGAATCGCGTAGTTGAAGAAGTTCACTGAGCTGTTTTCGCTCATCACTCCTGAACCGTTTTAGCACTTCTATGATCTTGTCGGGTTCATCCAGCAGATCAACCCCTTTGGTTTCGGAAAGCCAGTCTGGTTCGTTTTGATTGGCCTTTTCAGGTACGCGTTGCGTCTGTAGTGCCGTAATCAACGACTGTGCTGTTCCTAGTTGCTCTTCCAGAGCTTTGCACTTCTGAGAAACTTTAGTATCGTGCCTTTGTATGTCTTTATACCTAGATTCCCAGTTGCTTCCTTTAGCGCCATCTTGGGATTCTTCGGCTTGAGTGTCCGTATCGACGGATTCAGCGTCAAGAGTGTCCTTGTCCATCTGTCGTTCTCCTTAGTTATTTTATTCTATTCTGTCAACACCTTTTCTATCTTTGTTCACTTGAGCAAGGATATACTCGGGCAAGGTGATAATTTCGTTATACACTTTGATCTTGGTTCTAGCCCTATCATCTTCTGATGCTAGAAGAATGTTTATCTGTGAATCACGTCTCTCTTCAAGAAGTGGGATCATATATACTTCCCACTCTTTAGATGTTACGATTCGATATAGTTCTTCCATGTTCTTCATTGTGCCACCGACATAGCGCCTGCCATTTCCCCACCAACTGGAACTTCTCCGTTAGGGGCTTGCGCGGCTGCATCGCCTGATTCAGACTGAATAATAGCCTCGTGTTCAAGAATATGAGCATCAAGGTAGGATAGGTTCGGGAATTGCTCCTCAAAGCCGTTATAACGCATCCTGTAGCTCTTATGGATACGAAGGTGGATATAATCGTTATCATCTACGTTAACCACTGTAGCCTGTCCATTCTGCGTCATGGCTACATTTTCCATCTCTGCCCATCTAGCTGCATCTCCATCCTGTCTTGCGCGAATGTATTTATCTCCATTCAGACCAGATTTAGAGAATATATCCTTCATCAATGCGCCAATATCTATTTCGTGGGTATCTGATTTAAGAAGCTGTGGAGCCTGTGCAACCATTCTTACCAATCCCATAAGCATCTGTTGCGCTTGCATATCATTGATATATTCATCCACAATATCAATCTGTGTGTCAAAGTCGCCCATCATATCCGTTGGGCTTACATTGGGCAGCAATGGCATGTCCGTAATAGCATTGATTACAGAAGGTGTTCCATACGCTCTCCAAAGACTTTTAGTCTTTTGGGCAAAGAATCCTATTTTCTGCTGTAGAACGTAGTTAATCCAAGCCAATGAAGGCTGAGAGGATAGCTGGAAGATGTTATTTGCTTCCAATGCGCTAGTTCTAGCTCCAAAGCTCTCTCCAAGCCGATTCTTATCCGTACCAAGCGCGGACTGAGATTCAGCCTTGAAGTATTCCAGCAATCCAACCGTTTGCTGCGTATTATCCCTAATAGCCATCTGCTGTATGGCGCCTTCTCTTATTATTGTCCATACCCGGCCAGAGGCATCCCATTTAAGATCATCCGGCTTAACGTACATTTCTCCCTCTAGAATCGTTGTAGGAGGTCTACAGGCTAAGGCCATGTTATCTATGGTAAGACACTTCAAGGAGCATTCTGCGCTGTAATTAGAGCGCATAATATCAGCCGGTGCTACATGATAAAGAAGGTCGGCATCATCTGGGTATAGATGAATCATACGAATGGGTATTTCATCATCTGGGTCTGGATTCCGAATGATGGTCATCACCTTGCCGCCATCGAGTGTATTCCCTATGATTGTTGCAAAATACAACACTGGCACTGCTTTTTCATCCCACTTGCCATTCTCAATAGGTGCGCGAAACCATATATCCCATTTTAGATATTGGTCTATGCCTTTACTCTCTTCCCACGTCTTATCATTGTTTTCTAGCAACCGTTGACGGAATGCAACACCTTCTTGTCCATCCCAAGCATCGTCATCGCTGAGTAGATCGTAAGCGTCTTCGTCATAGATTCCTTTTCGTACTTCGTTATAAATGGCCGATTTATTAACAATAGAAGGAACAATTACACAGGACTGGCTTTGAAGGTCGCCAATGTATGGATCGGCGAATATATCAAAGATATTCAACATGCGCTGTTCGGGGTGCGCCTTTACGACAACCTCTTTAGACACGCGCTTTCTTCCGGTCATTTTGGTTACTTCGTTGCCTGCTTCATCGGTTATGACCTCATAGACCGGCTCTTCAACGTCAATCGTCCGAACTTCTAATGCCCAGTTAATCATATACGGAATGTTTCCATACTTCGCCAAACTGGTCCAGAAGCACGTAGATTTCTCCTTGTACTTATCATGCTTCATCGTATAGCGAACAAGCGAGTTTAGCTGGTCTGACTCCGCCTGCCCCTGATCGCTCGAATACTGTACGTTCTGGTTTACGATAGGATTGAACTTAAATGGAACATCGCGGCTATTCTCTACTGCCACACCCTCGGAAGCAATTTGGGATATTTGACGCCAGAACATGGGAGAACCAAGATTTGCTCTAGGATCGTCTTTAAGATTCATGCCCTTAGACACCTCGGCGGCATTGATGGTTCTATTTTGTGCAGCCTTATACATATAATCTGCAACTTCCCACGAGTCCTCGAACTGCTCTCGGAGAGATTTTACACGATTATATTCAGAATTTGCTGAATCAACGAACTTGGTTACAATGTCTTTATTGATTGCCAGATTTTGAATGCTGCTTTTTTGTTTCTTCATCAATCTTCCTTCCTATAAATAAACCCTCGGTTTGGGCCTTTGTCTAAGAATACATCTTCCTTAACGAAGCGGTATTCGTTTCCATCTCCAATACGAACAACTTCCATCCGATTATCTAACTCAGGAACAATGACGAATGTTTTCCCGTCGCAATGTTCTTTTCGTATATACTTACACTTCGGGCCTACATCTAGTACTTCACACCAGCTTGTAGTTTGAACTGCTGATTCTGGCATATAAAGCAATATCTCATCATTAGCTCCGCGCAGATGGTCTGTTATAGCCTTGTTTACAAGAACGTAGTTACCAAGCGGCAGCATTTCCTTAATAGCCGGTGTATTTGTCATATAATGGCCTCTTATTATTTTGCGTATTACTCTCTTCGTCTAAACTGTCAACATAATTATATCCATCGATATATCGCGGACGATCTATAATGGCATACCTAAAGGCGTCCATATCGTGGTCATCTACCGCTCTAGGACGCTCTGCTAACCGTGTTCCCCC